CTACTAAAGGCGCAGCCGCTGCTATTACTACAAATGTAACACCAAGTATGTCATACGCTCCATCTGTATCCATTCAACAGTTGTCACCTGAAGCTCAGATGGCAAAGCTTGAAATGGAAAAGAAGCAGATGGATATTGATAATGCAAAACAGGATGAACATTGGGCCAAGGCATATTGGCGCCCAGCAATGGGTTGGTTGTATATGCTTATATGCTTGGTAGACTTTGTTGTATTCCCAGCAATCGCAATGTTCTTACCAATCGTAACAAAACTACAGTATGTCGCATGGCAGTCACTATCACTATCTAATGGTGGTTTGATTCATATGGCATTCGGTGCTATTCTTGGAGTTGCTGCTTATGGTAGAACTCAAGAAAAGGTAGCCAGTAAGCAATAACACTTGACTTTTGCTGTAACCTATTATATAATTAATGATATTTTGGAGGTATTATGGCTTTTTACACTAGTGTTTTTCAACGTGGCGATAAAATTTATATGCGTGGCTTCGATAAAGGGCTGCGCATATCAGACATTGATTATTACAAGCCGTATATGTTTATACCGAAACAAGGCGGTAAGTATAAAACATTAGACGGTAGGGATGTTGGTCGTATTGACTTCGATAGTATCGGAGACGCCAAAGATTTCGTAGAGAAGTACAAAGATGTTTCAAATATGGAAATATTTGGCATCAATACATTCGCATATCTATACATTTTTGATAAGTTCAAGGGTGATATTGATTATGATCCGCAGCTGGTACGCATTGGTACATTGGATATTGAGTGCGCAGCTGACGAAGGCTTTCCTGATATTCAGAAGGCAGATAAACCGATCACTGCTATCACTGTGCGTTTCAATAAGAGAAACTATGTGTTTGGTTGCGGTAAGTTTAAGACAACTGATGAGAACACTCATTATATGGAGTGTAAGGATGAACATGAATTAATTCAGAAATTCCTTGCTTGTTGGCAAGCACTTGACCTTGATGTTGTTACTGGCTGGAACATTGAGTTTTTTGATATTCCCTATTTGGTTAACCGTATCAAGTTGTTGTTTAATGAGAAAGAAGCAAAGAAACTCTCGCCCTGGAAAATACTTGATGAGAAAATGATTGAGTTCAGAGGTAAGGAAAATCAAAGCTACAATCCATTTGGTTTGGCTGTTCTTGATTACTATCAGTTGTACCGTAAGTTTACATTTGGCAATCAAGAGAGCTATAAGCTAGACTTCATTGCTCAAATGGAATTGGGCGAGAAGAAGCTAGATTATTCTGAATATGGTAATCTATTAGATTTGTACAAAAACAACTACCAAAAGTTTATTGAGTATAACATTCATGACTGTGTACTCGTTGATCGTCTTGATGATAAGTTGAAGTTTCTTGAACAGGTTATGGCGCTTGCTTATGATGCCAAGGTGAATTACCAAGACACAATGACGACTGTACGTACATGGGATATTATAATCCACAACTATTTACTTTCAAACAATATTGTTGTACCACAATTTAAGAAGCAACACGATCATGATGCATTGATTGGTGGCTTCGTTAAAGAAGTACGACCTGGCTTAAGTAAGTGGGTTGTTAGTTTCGATCTTAACAGTTTGTATCCACACTTGATTATGCAATATAACATTAGTCCTGAAACTTTTGTTCGTAGAAAACAAGGATTTCGAACTATTGATAATTTGTTAACAGGAGCTTTCGAAGGCGCTACGTTTCAAAAAGAAATAATGCAAGATAATTATTGTATCGCTGCTAATGGTTGTATGTATCGCAAAGATAAGCAAGGGTTTCTTCCTGCGCTAATGGAGAAAATGTATAATGACCGTGTTGTTTTCAAGAAAAAAATGATCGAGTCAAAACAAAGCTATGAAAAAACGAAGAGCAAGGAAGATGAAAAACTCATCGCTCGCTATCATAATATGCAAATGGCTAAAAAAATTCAGCTTAACTCAGCTTACGGTGCTTTGGGGAACCAGTACTTCAGATGGTTTAATTTCAATCATGCCGAAGCCATTACAACTTCAGGCCAACTCTCTATTAGGTGGATCGAACAGAAAATGAATCAGTATATGAACAAGATATGTAAAACAACTGATGTTGATTACGTTATCGCTGCTGATACTGATTCTATCTATGTTACATTTGAGAAGTTGATTCCTGATGGTAGTGATGAGTTACACGCTGTTGATCTAATTGATAAGTTTTGTGAAACTAAAATTCAACATTACATTAACAGCTGTTATGATGAGTTGGCTGGTATGATGAACGCTTATCAGCAGAAGATGCAGATGAAGCGCGAAACAATTGCCAACAAAGGCATTTGGAAAGCAAAGAAGATGTATATCCTTAATGCTTGGAATGTTGAGGGTGTACAATATGATAAGCCGAAGCTAAAGATTCAGGGAATCGAGGCTGTTCGTTCATCAACTCCATATGCCTGTCGTGAGAATATTAAAACTGCTCTTAGTATTATCATGAACGAAAACGAGGCAGCTCTTCATAGGTTTATTCAGGAGTTTCGTGAGAAATTTATGTTGCTGCCGTTCGAGGATGTAGCGTTTCCCCGTGGTGTTAAGGGATTAAGTAAGTACCGAGATGCGAGTGCTATCTATAAGTCAGCTACTCCAATTCAAGTTAAAGGTTCGCTGATTTTCAATCATATGTTGAAGCAGTATGATATCAAATCTATTCCTCCGATTATGGATGGCGATAAGATCAAGTTCGCTTATCTCAAAACACCTAATCCAATTGGTGAAACTGTTATCGCAACTGCTGATTATATACCGACTGAATTTAACCTTGATAAGTATATCGACAGAGATATACAATTTGATAAGGCATTCTTGGACCCACTCAAAGCTATTACAGAGGTGATCGGATGGCAGGTAGAACAAAAGGCAACGCTGGAGGGATTTTTCAGTTGAACGAAGAACATGATGATTTCGGATTTACATTTTTAGACTCTAATGATGCAACAGATAAGGTGCAAGGATTGAGGGATATGATTATGCCTCTGTTAAACAATCTAATGAAGAATCCTGAGAAGGATACTATCGTTTGGCCCAACAGAGACAAAGCAATTAAATCATTCATTCAAAAAATGGATGATTATATTAACAGTTGACTTCCCTTATGAAATAAGGTATACTAAATTATGTTACGAGATTGGTTCTTTCACAAAAGTCCATTTAATGAAGCTCAAAACCCATTTAATAGAGGATACGGTATGTCGCTTAAAGATCGTTTGATTAAGAATTCCACAATTGATTTGACCTCAACTCTCACAGATAGCAAGATCTTCACCAAGAAGGATATGATCCCAACATCTGTTCCTATGATCAACGTTGCATTGTCTGGGTCAGTTGATGGTGGTATTACTCCTGGCTTGACTATGTTGGCTGGTCCTTCTAAACATTTCAAGACTGGTTTTGCTCTTCTCCTTGCTTCCTCTTTTCTAAAGAAGTATCCTGATGGCATCATTTTGTTTTATGATAGTGAGTTTGGTACCCCACAGTCTTATTTCCAAACCTTTGGTATCCCGTTTGATAGTGTGGTGCATACACCGATCACTGACGTGGAAGAGCTGAAGTTCGATATTATGCAACAAATGAAGCAGTTGACTCGTGAAGATCACGTTATGATCATCATCGACTCGATTGGTAATCTTGCTTCAAAGAAAGAAGTAGAAGATGCGCTCGATGGTAAGAGCGTAGCGGATATGACTCGAGCCAAGCAGCTTAAGTCGCTCTTCCGTATGATTACGCCTCATCTGTCTCTTAAGGACATTCCTATGGCAGTTATCAATCATACGTATAAGGAAATTGGCTTGTACCCCAAGGACATCGTCGGTGGTGGTACTGGTTCTTATTATGGTTCAGATAACATTTGGATCCTTGGTCGTCAACAGGAAAAGGATGCCGATGGCATCAGTGGTTATCACTTTGTAATCAACGTGGAGAAGTCTAGATATGTCAGAGAAAAGTCAAAGATTCCAATCACCGTATCATTCGAGGGCGGTATTAACCGCTGGAGTGGTTTGCTTGATGTTGCTCTTGATGGTGGTTATATTGTGAAGCCAAAGAATGGCTGGTACGCTACAGTAGATAAGGAAACTGGCGAGGTTCGTCAGCCTTCTATGCGTGCTGGTGATATTGTAGACAATAAAAAGTTCTGGATTGATATGTTCAGCAATACTGACTTCGCCAAGTATATTGAGAACAAGTATAAGATGGCTACTGGCGCAATTATGGAGACCGAAGATGACGAGTAATGTTGGTTGGAAAAACATATCAACATTTTGGAGCGATGATCACAGCAAGAAAGCAACTGTAAATGTTGATAAATCAACATGCTGCTATTTTGTTGATTACTACATGAACGATTGTCATGTTAATTCTAAATCCTACCCAGGCAAAAGCTTATACTGGGTTGAGGACGCAGCTGAAAATTATACTCACGGCATTTTGTACCCAGACGACAATGTCAAAGCTTCTTAATTATACAGCACCATTAAGACCCTCGGTGGAAATAGGTTCACCGAGGCTGGCGAAGTTTGCGAAAGACGTAACGGAGAATAGGTGGACATGGCGATTGAAAATGCGATTTTTGGGAACCTGGTATACAATGAAGAATACGCTCGCAAGTGCATACCCTTTCTCAAAGAGGAATATTTCTCTACGCAGGATCAAAAAGCGTTATTCAGACTCATTAAAGGATATGTAGACAAGTATAATGCATTTCCTACTAAGGAAGTTATGGCAATTGATCTGGCCAATACAGAGGGCATCAGCGAAGATACCTTTAAGAATTGTAAGGAATTGATCAATGGTCTCACACATGACAAAAGTACCAAAATCGATTGGCTCTTGGAACAAACAGAAAAATTCTGTCAGGACAAGGCGATCTATAATGCGATTATGGCGTCAATCGGGATTCTTGATGATAGCTCTGGTAAAACCTCGAAAGGGGCAATACCGCAAATCCTTACCGATGCGCTTGCAGTATCCTTTGACACACACATTGGTCATGATTTCCTTGAAGATGCGGACTCACGCTATGACTTCTACCACACCAAGGAAGAAAGAATCCCCTTCGACCTCGACTTCTTTAACAAGATCACGCAAGGTGGGTTGCCTAAGAAAACGCTGAACATTGCTCTGGCAGGTACTGGTGTCGGTAAATCGCTGTTCATGTGTCATTGTGCCGCTGCTAATCTAATCAAGGGATATAATGTATTGTATATCACACTTGAAATGGCAGAAGAGCGTATTGCCGAGCGTATCGATGCTAATCTTCTTGACGTGACTCTTGATGAGCTTAAGTTGTTGCCTAAAGATGCATATGATAAGAAGATAGCACGTGTCAGAGGCAAAACCAATCATAAGCTTATCGTCAAGGAATATCCTACAGCATGTGCTGGCAGTGCCAACTTCCGTCATCTATTGAATGAGTTGAAGATCAAGAAAAACTTTATGCCCGATGTTATCTACATCGATTACCTGAATATCTGTATGTCATCGAGGATTAAACATGGAGCCAACGTCAATTCTTATACCCTTATCAAAGCAATCGCAGAAGAGCTACGAGGGTTGGCAGTTGAATTCAATGTACCTATCATCTCCGCAACTCAGACAACTCGAAGCGGATATTCGAACAGCGACGTGGGATTGGAAGATACATCAGAATCCTTTGGACTCCCAGCCACAGCTGATTTTATGTTTGCACTCATTAAGCAGTCCGAGGAGTTGGCGGACCTCAATCAAATTGTGGTTAAGCAGCTTAAGAATAGATACGGCGATCCCAATCTTAATTCTCGGTTTATCGTTGGGGTGGATCGCAGCAAGATGCGTCTCTATGATGTAGAAAATTCGGCTCAGGAAGATCTACTTGATGGTCCTGTGATGGATAATACTAAATTTGGTAATGAAGACAACGAGCGTAGTAAACCTAAGAGTAAGTTTGATAGAGCTAAGTTTGCGGGGTTCAAGTGACAGAAAAAGTAATTAAAGGTTTCGTGATTGTTCCTCCTGGCGATCTGGCCTGGAAGTTAGGATATTGGACATTTGCTCCTACTCCTGAGGAAGCATGGTATAGAAAGCTTGGTCATGAGGTAGCCGATATCGATCGTCCTACTCGCATTCAGGCTTGGCACGACAGAGGCCATAGGCTCAGAGAAGCAACTTTAACTATTCATGAGGGTGAAGATGAGCAAGCGTAAGATGAATTACAATCTGGTTGAAGGCAAGGATAAGAGCATGTATGATGTTCTTGAAGAAACAACTAATCAGGTTATCAAGTCATTTCCTGGTGATAAGTTCCTTGAAGCACGTTCATTGATGCGTCATTTGAATTTAGGTGGTGGATTTGATGGATTTACTCCAACTTTTTTGCTAAAAAACTTCAAATCTTATATAAATAAAACTACGTAATGAACATGTATGCGCAGCTATAGCTGTTGCAGAGGCACGAGTCCAATAGGAGACTAAGGAATAGTTGAGAGCAAACGGTGGGGTTCCGCTCAACCATGTCTACGTTAAGGAGAGCTTCGGCTCTCCTTTTTCATTTACCGAGTATTATAAATATAATAAAACTTCTCAGGGAATAATTATGATTAAATTCAGCCAATTCGTCGTTGAAGATAAAACCAAGCCAGAAGGTATGCATTTATTTGACATGGATGAAACATTGTTCGCTCATGATCACCACAAACTCAGAGTGCATGTTACTGATCCTTCTGGTAATAGAGTTAGAACTCTAACCAATCAAGAGTTCAACACTCATCAGCTTCCCCCAGGTCATAAGTATGACTTCAGCGAGTTTAGAAGCTCAGATATATTTACACAGTCAGCAAAGCCAATTCGTAAAATGATCGCAAAGTTGAAAGCGATTCAAAAAAATGGTGGCAAGACAGCTATTCTTACTGCCAGATCAGATATGGACGATAAAAATAAGTTTGCTCGTCATATGGGCAAATATGGTATTGATATTGATAAGACGCATGTATATAGAGCTGGTAATCTTGAAGGCAAGCCAGCCGATACTAAAGCAATGGTTGTTAGAGATTTAATGAGTAAAAATGGACACAAAAAGTTACATTTATATGATGATTCTATGGATAATTTAAATGGGTTTCTTAAACTAAAGAAAGATTATCCAGAAACAGAATTTCATGCGCATCATGTTGCACATGATTCTAAAACCGGAGATGTTAAAGTTACAACTACATCATTGAAAGAAAAGCCTTCAGATAAAGAAAAGGTAAAGAAATAATGTTGAATTTTATCGATTTGTATCTAGAAGAAAGTGTTATGAATGACACTGTAGGTCATGACACTGGTGAACGACATAGAAAACAATATTATAGTCCAGAGATTTTCGACCAGTTAGACGGTCGTTATATTTTAAAAAAGGATCATCCTGATTTTGGAGCCGAAGGTACTGAAGTTAAATTAAGTAAAATTGGCGTTAAGACAGATGCAAAGGGCAAAATTAGATACCATGGTATGGTTGGTAGAAAATCTATACCAATGTCTATGTTTAAAAAACCACCTATTGGTAAAGCTGGTAGAACAGATCAATTAAAATTAGAAGACAATCAAATAAAAGAACTACATTCGTCGATTAAAAGCGAAATTAAAAAGAATGGTGGTAAACCTATTCGTATGCGCCTCCATAATAAAATTGTTACAATTGCTGGTATAAAGAAAGTCCCTGGCACTCCTAAAGCTGATGCTTATCTTCACGATGAACATGGAACCCCTGTACATTATATGTCATTAAAAGGAGATAAATTTCAACAGTGGGGTGGACATAAAAACATAACTGAACATCCAGTAATGCAAAAAGCAATTGCCAAATTAAAAGCTATAAAAGATTCTATAAATCCTGGTGAAAAATATTTACCAAAGGCTTCTGCATATCATGTTTCTTTAGATTCGAATAATCCTGAACATAGAGACCTATTAATGAAATCTATGTATGGACATGAACATGGTGGAGAATATGGTATCAATAATGTTCATGCGATTTACAGCGGTAACACTATAGGCATTAAAAAAACAAAACATAAAACTGGTGACGTTTTTGAGTTTGATCCTAATGCTCTTTATAGAAATACAAACGATCATAAATCAGATACTGTAGATTCAAAGATTCTTGTTACCAATAGAGCTGGCATGAATCAATTGGGTACTGGTGGGCGTGTTATGGTTATCCATAAAGATTCGAATGCCAACTCTAAAGAAGCACCCGAACCATCTAATAAGAAAAAACCAAAACCTGCATCCGCCTCAACTAATGTTTCTTCGAATGAAATGTGGGGTAAAAAGTTCCATGCAGACCACGAAAGAAAAACATCATGATAAATTTCAAAGAATATCTAACCGAACAAGAAGATAAGCCAGCTGAAGGTCAAAAGCTTAAGCATCTTACTCATCTTGAAGACAATGTTATTCATGGCGGTCATGAAGGCGTAGGCACTGCAGCGCAGCATTTAGATGATGTTCATGATACATTGCTTGGTAAAAACTCATCAACTCACGTTTCAACAAAGTATGATGGTGCACCTTCTATTGTATTTGGACAGCATCCACAAACTGGCCAGTTCTTTGTTGCCTCTAAGTCCGCATTTAATAAAACACCAAAGATAAACTATACACCAGAAGATATTGATGCTAATCATGGGCATTCTCCTGGTCTTTCTCAAAAACTAAAAGATGCTTTGCAACATTTACCTAAGATTATGCCAAGAAACGGTGGTGTGTATCAGGGTGATATGATGTATTCAAAGCCAGATATCGAAAAGGGCAAAGGACAATATAATTTCACACCTAATGCTATTACCTATTCTACTCCACAGGATAGTGCACATGGTAAGGCAATTAAAAATTCAGAATTAGGTTTGGTTGTTCATACTCAATACGGCGGTAGTAATGATTTGGCTGGTATGTCAGCTAGTCCTCTTGGTGCAAAACAGAGAGATAAGTTCGAGCGTCATCCGGATGTACATAACATTGACCCAACTATTAAATCTAATCCTTCGAACTATACACCTGAAGATCAGCGTGAATTTCTAACCCATAAAGAGTTAGCAAAACAAACATATGGTAAGATGAAACCAGAGGCTATGGACGCTCTAGCTGGTCATGGTACTACACTTGAGGGTCATGTCAATCAGATGGTGCGAACAGGTGGTATACCTTCAACAGAAGGATATATGGATCATCTAACAACCAGACATCTTAAGGATGTTGAGAAGGTAAAAACTCAGGCGGCCAAAGATAAAAAAATACAGGCACATGCTGCGATGATGCAGCACATTACTGATAACAAACCGCACTTTGACAAGGCTCTTGAATTACATGGCCATTTGCAAAGAGCAAAAGATGTTCTCACTCGTGTAATGGCAAAGAATAGTGAGTTTGCTCATAGTATTGCTGGTCAACCAACTGGCCCAGAAGGCGCAGTTGCTGTTGATAAACAAGGTAATATGTCTAAGTTTGTTGATCGTGCTGAGTTCTCAAGACAAAACCTATTAGGAATGGGGCGCTTTCAAAAGCAACCAGTAAGTGAAAGTTTTTTAGCCGAAGGGGTTGAGCCAACACACGTTATGACGTTTATGCGTGCCAACCCCCCAACAGCTGGCCATGAAAAGGTTGTTAGTAAAGTATTAGATGTTGCTAAAGATACAGGTGGATCCCACAGCGTTGTTCTTTCACATTCACAAGATGCAGCGAAAAATCCACTACCTCCGTCAGTTAAATTAATGCACGCTAAACGTGCATTTCCTAATGCAAACGTAGAAGCTTCATCAGAAGAACACCCATCACTTCTTCATCATGCAACTAGACTATATAACCAGGGTGTTAAAAACTTGCACTTAGTTGTCGGTCAAGATAGAGTTGGACAATTTAATTCTCTATTGAACAAATATAATGGTGTTGATAGCAAACACGGAATGTATAAATTTGATAATATTAATGTGCACTCGGCTGGTGATAGAGACCCTGATGCTGAAGGTGTCGAGGGTGTTTCTGGTACAATGATGCGTAAAGCTGCCAAAGAAGGTAACAGAGCATTATACCATATGGGTGCTTCTTCTGCTATGTCAGAAAAACATCGCGATGACATGATGAAGGACACTTTAAAACATTCTGAAATTAAAGAAGAAACTGTTCCTGTTCCTAATCAAGGTAATTCTCCATCTGTTGCTGAATTATCCGCTGCTGGTGCTGCGCAAGAAAGCGGGCCAAAAAGAATCAAGTTTAAAGAATTTAAAAAAGCTAAATAAGAACGTTAGTGCAGTATAGGCTATGGCAGACCTGCTCGATGTTCTTGGATAAGCCTAAAGGGAAACTCCAATGGTAAAAAAGTTTAAAACATTTGATCCTCAGCTAGTATTTGCAGAACATATTGCAGGATCTGCTATAGCTCTCACTAACGAAGCTAAACTATCACTATATAAAAAATCTCAAAAATCAGGTATACCTACTAATGTACTGGAAACAGTATATTATCGTGGGTACAAGATATGGAACGAATCATTTGGCCAAACTCCAGAGCAGTTTGCCTTTGATCGTGTAAACTCATTCATTGCTGGTGGATTCGCAGCAGATTTAGATGATGATCTACTAGAAGACGCCAAGGGTTATAAGAATCCAACTGGTGGACTTACTCAAAAGGGTAGAGATCATTATAACAGAACTACTGGCAGTAACTTAAAGGCGCCAGTAACTACTCCTCCATCAAAATTAAAGGCTGGTTCAAAACCAGCTAATCGCCGTAAGTCATTTTGTGCCCGTATGGGTGGTATGGAAGGACCAATGAGAAAACCAAACGGCGAACCAACTCGTAAGGCATTGGCATTGCGTAAGTGGAACTGTGAAGAAACACAGATCGACGAAAAGCGTGGTCTATGGGATAATATCCATGCTAAGAGAGAACGTATTAAGAATGGTTCTGGTGAACATATGCGTAAGCCTGGATCTAAGGGTGCACCAACTGATGCTGCATTAAAAAATTCACAGAACGAAGAACGAACTACATTAAGCACTATTAAAAGTGTAATAAGAGAAGAAGCTGCTTCTGACAGCGACAAGCTATCAAAGTTCAGAAAAGATTTGGCTGACAATAAAGCAAAAATACAAATAGACATGGCTGAAAAGGGTGAGAAACATCCTGCAACACAACAGCCTGCAGATTTTCTAAGTAGAAAGAGACATGCTGAAAAGTATACTCCTGATGGCATTGAAAAGCCAACAAAAGCAGGAGATGGTTTTGGTAGTGTACAACAACACCTGAGAGGCACTTTGCAACAGCAAGTTCAAAGCAATCAGGGTGGTAAATTTAACATTCAAAGAAATAAATAACTAATGATTCATTATAAGGAGAAATGAAATGGACGTTTTAATTGGTTTAGGTTTTCTTGGTTTAGTAGTATGGTATATCTATAAGAAGGTTGGCGTAGCAGCTGACGTTAACAATGATGGCAAGGTTGACGCCGAAGATGCAAAGGTAGGCATGGATATGGCTGCCGGAGCAGAAGTTGTTGTTGCAAAGGCAGTTGAAGAAATTAAGGTTGAAACTGCCAAGATTGAAGAAGTTGCAGTAGCAAAGTATAAAGAAGAATTGGCAGCTTTTGTTGAAACAGAAACTAAAGTAGCAAAAGAACTAGTTGCTGAAGTTGAAAAGGTAGTCGAAGAAGTTAAGGCAGTAGAAGCCAAAGTTGAAGAAAAAGTCGAAGAAATCGTTGCTGATGTCGAAGAAGTTGTTGAAGAAGTAGTACAGAAGTCCAAAAAGGGTCGTAAGGCAAAGGCGAAGTAATGAATGAACTTATTCAAGAAATGAAGGTATCGCTTGCGAGCACCTTCACCTTTTATTTAAAGGCTCATGGTTTCCATTGGAATGTGGAAGGACCAAACTTTCCACAATACCATGAGTTTCTTGGGGATCTTTGGGAAGAAGCATTTGGAGCAGTTGATCCGCTCGCAGAACACCTACGTACATTAGATGCATATGCGCCCGCATCTCTTGGACGTTATACCGAGCTATCGATTGTCAAGGATGAAATCAATATTCCTGCTGCTATTAGTATGATGTCTAAACTTAGAAATGACAATCAGGCACTTATTGAACAATTGACTAAAACTCAGAAACTCGCCGAACAAAATAAAAAAATGGGATTGGCCAATTTCCTACAGGACCGCATCGATGCTCATGAAAAACATGGCTGGATGCTTCGTTCAATTACTAAGGGTTAATTAGATGACAAAGCACGTAAGCCTCGAACATGCTATTAGAAACGCTGTAAGAGACCAGCAGTATAAGAAGCCAATGAATGAAGATAAAGAATGGGAAAAGGATTCAGCTGCTGTAAAAGCTTCTACAGATAAAAAATTCGTCAGTAAGATGATCGATAAGTGGGGCGAACGTGGTGGTGCATGGCTTAATCATCCAGCAATTACTGGTGCTGATAAAAATAAACCAGTTAATGAAGCCAAAAAAGAAGAAAAAGAAGATGGTGACAGCGATAACTGGGCAACAAGATATGCAAAAGGATTAAAGCAAGCAGTAATAGATATAGGTTCTGGTGCACCAGAAACAGTATCAAGCTTACGAGGCGCTGAAGCGGCTCATAGAGGCGCAATCCATGGTACTACTGGAAGAGATGCGCCTGTTGACCCTAGCGAAATTGGTGATATATCTCGAGTTGGTGTTGAGGCGAGTCGTAAACTTGGTGGAAAATATGGTCCAGCTGCTAAAAAAGATAAAGATACTGAAGTAAAAGCATCAGTAGATGCATATACACCACAATACGATAAAGAAAAAGAAAACGTAGAAAAATTAAAACAGGAAAAGCCAGATGCATATAAAGCTGGTGTTGCTTTGGGGCAGTACGCTCCGGATTTTACCAGCATTTATAGTTTAGGTAAATGGGGGCTTTCAAAATTAAAATCAAAGCCTGCTGTAGAACCATCAGCTGCACCTAAAGCTGTTGAACCTACATCTACACCAGCGCCTAAAGCTGTTCCTGAGCCATCAGCGCCTAAAGCTGTTGAAGCTCCAACACCTGCATCTACAGCAAAAGAGTTAGTTCCTTCTGAATTTAAATCTACAAAGGCGCCAATTCCAGCAAGTGATAATATTCCTGGTAGTGCAAAACCAATAGCTGAACCAGTAACACCTAAATCTGCTCCCCCTGAACCAATTCAACCAGGTGGCAAAAAGCCACCTGCTAATCAAAATCTTGAACCTGAGGTAAAGGGTACAGGCACAGAAGGTTTGGCTCCAAACCCAAAAGCTGCAGAACCTCCAAGACCACAAAAACCATATGATACGGGTGTAAAAACAACAAAAGAAGCTCCACCAACGCCTGCTAATGTCAACAAACCTGATGTTGTTCCACAAGGCACACCATCACCAGGAGGCGCTACTCCTCTTCCTGGCGTAAAGATAACCAATAGACCTGTTGGCCCAAAACCAGCTAATGTGCCAGAACCAGCTACTGCACCAGTTCCAGCAAAGATGCCTGTAGCAGCACCAAGACCAGCGCCTGTAAGAGTGCCAGAACCAGCTACTGCACCAGTTCCAAAAATAAGACCACAACCAATTAGACCAGGAGCAGGTCCTAAACCACCTCCTCGCCCCCCTCGCCCAATTCCTCGCCCTCCTCGCAGATTATTACCAATTCCTCTTCCATCTCTAGGTCGTAGCGATTACAAAGCGCCAGCAGGAAGTAATGAATATCATGATGTTCCAGTTAAAACATCTGTAAGTCAAGCACGTGGTCATAGAAAATTTGGGTCAACCTCAGTTTCTCGTTTTAAACAGTTCAGAGAAGAAACTGGTCCTGATAACACACGTCGTAAGGATTCATCAAAGGAACTAGTGGGTCGTCCTGACTCGGCTGGTGTTAAGGATCCTAAGTCAGTACTTGCTAGAAATGGTTCAATCAAAACTAAAATCATTGATGAAGAAAAGAAACTAGCAGGTGTTGTAAAGTCTGTTGTTAAAAAGAAAAAAGAAGAAAAAGAAAGTGGTCCAAATCCATTGGTTGATTTTGAGCCAAAGCTTAATCATAAATACGATAACGAAACCTGATCGGGAAAGATATGAGCAAAGATCCAAAAGATCCAATTAACGAAGTATTAAATCAAGTTCCACGTGGACCACGTGTACCTAACTATAGACCATTTGGTAGTTATAATCCACAGTATGGTGGCGCACGAGGTATGGATAATGGTATTTTACCAGCCATATCTGCTGGTTTGAATGTGGCTTCTGGTATAAGTTCAATGGCTTCAAGATTTATGCCTCGTCCAAATTACCCATCGCAGCAATCAGCTCCTTCAGTAGCTCCTCCTGCACCACGTCCAGCTGCAGCCTCGCCAGCTGGTGGTAGTAATCCATATGGTTTTGCTGCTTCAGGTTCTGATGAAGATACAGCTGCTAATTTCTTTGCTGCTGACAAGCGTATGCAACAAGCACAGGCTGCTAGACCAGCTCCAACACCAAAGCCAGTTGCGGCTCCTGCACCAGCTCCAATGCCAGCTCCAATGCCTGTTCCTAGACCAGCTGATACGAATAAAATAGATCCAGAAACTATAAAGAAAAATACTACGGGAATGGATGTAAGGGATGAAACAGGGATGTTATCCAATTTAAGAAGAAATCCAGAAACTGGAGATCTATATGATCCAGGAACAAAACCAGTAGCACCCGTAAAAGATACAAGTATTCCAGCAAATCTTCCTGCTCAAGGCAAAGAAGAAAAAGAATCAGGACCAACTAAAAAGGGCAATAAGATGTCAGAATCAAAAATTATCGATGCATTTCTAAGACTACAAGCAACAGAACATTCTAACATCTTCGAGGCAGCCAAGAAGGCCAAGAAGGATTGGGACAAAGACGGTAAGGTTGAGTCTGGAAAAGACGAATACCTTGGTTCAAAGATTGCTGCTGCCAAGAAGGCTGGCAAGATGGAAGAAGAACTAAAGGGCGATCAAGACAAGATTGATGCCAATAAAAATGGTAAAATTGATTCCGACGACTTCAGAAAACTACGTTCAGGAAAGAAGTCTGAAAAGATGAAAGCCTATCGTGCTGATAGAGACAAGCATGGTGAAATGGAAGAAGAAGTTGAGTTCTCCGAAACAGAACTAGCACACTTCGAAGCAGTTATTGCTCGTAAGGATCAGAAGGGTAAGGAAAGAGGTATCGGTGATACTGTCGCCTCTGAGGATCTTACTGATGAGTATATTGGTGAAGCAGCAAAGGTAACAAAGTTAGAACCTGGTAGAGCAAAAGGTCTTCCTGCCACTTCACAAATTCCTAAGAAGCGTGGTGTTAAGGCTGGCACTAAACGTGGTTCTTATAAGGGCAAAACTCATCGTGGCGGTATGTCTAAAGCAGAAACATCAGAGCCAGCAGAAGAGCCAAAGGGCGTTCCACATGTTCTAGATCAGATCCGTCATGGTCATGAAGACGAGCATGGTTTCAAGTCAATCACACATCCAGCTTCTTCACTCGACGCACCTGTAACTAAGAAAATCCATCGTTCAGAACTACATGGCTTCTATGATAGATACCATAATACTGAAAAGCCAGCTGCTAAGGAAAAGGAATACTCATCATTCCTTGGTAAACATTTCGGCGATGAAAGAAGTTCTGCACCAACTCATAAGAGCGTAACTACTGATCTTTCAAAGGTTGAGAAGTCAAATCTAAAGGGTGGTGGTGCAAAGCCAACTCTTGGTGGTAGCAAGCTTGTGGGCGGTAGTAAATAATGACTGACAATACTGAGGGGGATTCTATTCCCCCTTCTACCCCTGAAGCAGATTTTAAGCATAAAGATGCTATTATAATTACCACAGAAAAATACATTATTGTTAAAGATGAAAGCTTAGAAAAGCTTTATAATAAGAAATCATCATATCTATCGGATATGATTTCAATAGATTCAGATTAATATAAATATAATAAATTCTCTAGGAGGAAAAATCTAATGGCACAATGGGGTAGAAACGATCAGTCTGTTACAGCTAACAGCACTACTACTAAAGAAACTTCAACTGGCGCACCAATCGGTACTTACGCACTTGTAAATGGTGGCGCTACTTCAAATATTGCAGCAATTGCTGCAGCACATACACCAAACGGGCACTTTGGTAACACATCTTCTGGATCACGTGCTGCTATTGATGCTGCTATGTTCGGTAACACAACTCAGAATGCATTTAGATCAGGTGTAGCTGTTGGTGTTTTTGGCGTTGGAGCTAATAGTGGTGGTGCAGCTGGAGTAGAAGCTGCTGTTACCAAATCTGTAGCACATGCTGGTTGGGTTCTTCGTACAGTTGGATCTGGTGGTCGTGCTGGACGTGTTCAATATGAAACGCTTGTAGCTATGGGTTCACTTGGCGCTCAAACAGCATCATATGGTACAGCAGCATCAGTAGCAGACGCAGCAGACGACGCAGTTATTCCTGACGCATAATATTAGGATTATAACATGACTGACCAAAGTAAAAAGGTCTCGCAGCTTACAATAGCTACAAGTGCGGCAAACACAGACAGGGTTGTTCTTTTGAGCAACCCTTCTACTAATGCATCTTTAAAAACTATTGCATTAACAAACTTGTCATTGCCTGTTAATCTATCGAATTCTGTACCAGCAAATTCCACATCAGTTGGAACTGCTGGTTCAATACGTTATGATTCAAGTTATATCTATGTTTGCACTGCAAACAACACTTGGAAAAGGTCTGCTCTTACAACTTGGTAAATGATGAATGACAAATTGACTGATAAGAACTTTTTATTATATTGTGCACATAATTATGGAAACTTTCAATATGCCTCTACCGAGGAATTTATTGAAGACATGAATAGACTCAAGTACATTAAAAAACTGATAACGAGATATGTCGAAAGCGGAGATTTAAAAGAACGATTGATATTAAATCATATCATTATTTTAAACAATTGTTTCGGACCAGAGGCTTTATGTAAAATACTATATCTGAAACTAAACGCTCAGATGAAGTACATAAAGCCTTTTTTAATTTTATTAAATATACTACCAGATAAAATTATGAACGTTGGTGAAGAGCAAGTAATCGATACTAATATGATAGATATGGACCATATCATAGTTTCAAGGTTGAGGAAAACTATTAATGGATAAGTCCGCCGGACAAATTCAACACTTTATTTCTTTTGCTGCAAAGCATTTGAAGCTCACAAAGATGCCCAAAATTCGTTTAGTGGGGCATGCAGAAGACAGTAAACGTACATTCGGTCATTCTATTGATAATGAAATTGTTGTGAGATCTATTGGTCGTCATCCTAATGATGTTATGAGAACACTTGCTCATGAAATGGTACATTTTAAACATGGCAATACAGGCACATCCCAGGAAAGAGAAGACATGGCCAATGCTATAGCTGGTAGAATTATGCGTTTGTATAATACAAAGTACCCTAATACTTTCAAAAATAAACCTATCACAGAAGAAGGAATGGTTTCGGCTGTTCCTGCCAATGCTATGGGAGCATCTAGTTCTAGTTCTGGACCCATTCAAACCTATGATCCAAAACTTAAGATTCCTGGCCCCAAGAGACTCAAGAACATCCTAAGACGCAATGCCCCCACAATCTGATCGCATAGAAGCAGCAATTGAGAAATTAACAGCTGTTTCGGCTGATCTTAAAGCTATGATATCAGTGCATGAACAACGTATAATACAACAAGAAAAAGAAACAAGCTCCCTTGATTTAAAATTTGAAAAACGTAGAGAATTAATGGATGATAAAATCAATGATATATACAACACTATGAGAGATCAAGATAATAGTATTCTCTCAGAAATAACAAAATTAAGGGCTGAATCATCAGAACAACACAATATCCTTTCTAGTAAAATTAATCAATTAGAAAAGTTTATGTGGATGGCCATCGGCGGTGGCATGGTCCTTACTTGGGTATTAACAAATTTAGTCCATTATTTCAAATAATCCTTTGACTTTTCCCAAAAACACGGTATAATAGTGGTGTAATGAGGGAATTAGTATGGATTGGTTACAGCACAAATACATTGGACTAATCTCTAGTCGCTTGGAAAAGTTTAAGCGTAAGGGATCTGGTCTATATAACTTCCGCTGTCCGATTTGCGGAGACTCTCAATCCCATAAGCATAAGGCGCGAGCCTATATCTACGAGAAGCAGGGAAACATGCTGTTCCATTGCCACAACTGCAATGCGACTATGTCCGTTCCTAACTTCATCAAGGCTATCGATCAGAGCATCTATAACGAGATGCAGATGGAGCGGCTGCAGGATAAGAAAACTCCTGAGCAGCTGGATTACGAGGCATTCGTTGATAAGATGAAGAAGCCTGTGTTTATGAAGAGTGGTCCTCTTAAAGGATTGAAGAAGGTTTCACAGCTATCGCCTGATCACAGAGTAAAGAAGTTTGTTGATGCTCGCAAAATTCCTAACCCATATCATGCCAAACTGTTTTGCTGCCCCAATTTTAAACAGTTTACAAACAATTTGATTCCTAATAAGTTCGATGAGGAATCTATTGAAAGGGACGAAACTCGTTTATTGATTCCATTTTTTGACAAAGAAAAGAGGTTACATGCTTACCAAGGTCGCGCATTGGGTAACTCCAAAGTTAAATATATTACGATTATTCTTGATGATTCAATCCCTAAATTGTATGGCTTGGATAGTGTCGATTTTACAAAAACTTTATATGTTTTTGAAGGTCCGATTGACTCCATGTTCATACCTAACTCAATCGCTACTGCGGGTGGTGACTTGGTTAGTTCTCTTGCAATGTACAGTGATAAACAAAATATCGTTATTGTCTACGACAATGAGCCAAGATCAAAAGACACAATCAAAAAGCTAGACAAAGCGATTATGCAAGGATACTCTGTTTGTATATGGCCAGATAATCTAGAACATAAAGATATTAATGATATGGTACTTGCGGGCTTGACTTCTGAGTTTATTCAGTTTATAATTAAGTCAAATACATACAGAGACCTCGCAGCGAAGATGGCTCTGACCAAATGGAGCAAGGTATGACTACAGAATCTGAAAATAGAATTTTAATTGAGGCTGTTCGAATTGCTGCAGAGCAAATTGAAAACTTGAAAGAAGAGCTTTCTATGACCAGAGCTCAGGCGCTTATTCGTAAAGATTTGATTGAAAAACTAAAGTCTGGTGCTGGTGGCATCATGGAAATGAAGCAGACTATTTCTGATCGGGAAGCTGAGATTTCTCGCTTAGAACAGTATGAGTCTATGGTCCATTACATTGCCAATGACTATATCGAGTTGAGTTATGAGAAAGCGCAGTGTCAGCGTGATGATTGGTTGAAGCGTTGTAATAAACTTATAAAGGAATTAAATAATGGCATATAGTCAAACTGGTAATCCGTTGAAAGATGATTTGCTTTATAAGCTGTTTGAACAGCATGTTAGGCAAGAGCTTCGAACAGCAATTACACCTGTAATCAATCAGGTTGTTGATGATTGTATTGATAAAGCCATTGATAGTATGGGTGTTACGCTTCATACTTATTACGATCACACTGGTCTTGGCCAGGTAGTCAAGATTATTACGGAGAAAAAGTAATGGCTGGGTATATATCAAAAAAGTTTCTTGCCGAAAGCCGTGATCCTGATTTCGGCTTCGATATGGTACCAGAACTCAGCTATCATAACAGAGAGACAAGTGATATGATTATGGAAAAAGCAAATTCGAATTTGTTCTACAATCTTCGTCATTTGAAGATGTTTAAAGAACGTACTAATATGCAAACTGCTCGTTGGTTTATTCGCTGGGACGATGGTAAGAACATCGTAGTTTACGACAGCAACAACAAAACTATTTGCGAACTCGATGATATTGTTATGGCGGAGTATATTTGCTCACTACATAATATGTCTAATCTCATGATCAAAGAAGTGGAATCAAAATATGCTGGTTAAGTTGACTAATAGTAATGAACAATTGAAGGGTATGCCTCTCTATCTTATGACAGAGCATATTTTGTCTATATTTGAAATGCCGACAGAAGGTGGTAGTTTAGTTACTTCTATCTATGGTATCCGTGGTGATACATGGTATGTTGAGGAAGGGTTGAATGAAGTTGTTGATATTGTTAATGGGAGAATGATTGATGTCCGCTAAGATTATTGCTGTTACACAACCTTTGTTGCATAATGGCGGCACTATAATCTATGATGAATCGGGTAATGAGATTGGTTATGATGATCCTCTACATATGACTGTAGATGAGTTTATCGCTTATGTTGCTCGTGTATCTAATCCAGGTAATCAACATAACACCCTGACTGCACCAAAGCTACTTCGTTATCTAGCAAAGCATAAGCACTGGTCGCCGTTCGAGATGGTCAATGTGGTTATGGAAATAAATACTACACGTGACATTGGTCGTCAGATTCTTCGTCACCGTTCCTTCACTTTTCAGGAGTTCAGTCAACGCTATGCAGATCCGACCAAAGACATGGGGTTCGTCACTCGTGAAGCCCGTTTGCAAGATACAGCCAATCGCCAGAATTCCATCGAAACTTCCGACGAAGGAACAAAGCTCGAATGGTACAAAATGCAAGTCCACATCGCACAAGTCGCTGGCGATTTTTACACTAATGCAATCGCAGCAGGAATAGCAAAGGAGCAAGCACGTGCATTACTACCTGAAGGACTTATTCTTAGCCGCATGTATATGGCTGGCAGTCTTCGCTCTTGGATTCATTATTGCCAACTAAGATCTGGTGTTGAAACTCAGAAGGAGCATCGTGAAATTGCTCTTGATGCTTGGTATCAGATCACAGAAGCATTTCCGTCTTTGAAAGACGCCCTCGATATATAAATAGTGGGTAACGGAGATTAACATGAAGAAATTAGCGTTCATATTCTTTCTAATTTCTTCTGTTTCTTTTGCTGGTGAAATTCAATTTGGATTCAAGAGTCCTGCGTTCAGTGGCAATGGATACTCTTCTCATGTTCTTACTATTGAAAACTTAGAAGCAACAAGAAAGCAGAAGATATTCGACGATAGAAAATCAGCTGCTGAAAAGGCTGCTTCTGATGCTAAGAATACAAATCTTGTTAAGTTTCTTAATAACTTAGAGAGCCGTATATACGCTACTATTTCTCAAAACATTGCTTCTGAGTTATTCAAGGACAATGGTAATACATCAGGTTCGTTTGATATCCAAGGTAATAATCTACAATGGGTATCAGATGGATCTACAATAACATTAACTATTACTGATCCAGGTGGAAGTGTGACGCAAGTGGTTGTTCCCTATGGGAGTTTAGCATGGTAAAATATGCTGTTATTGCATTGGCTCTGTTGCTTGGTGGTTGTTCTGGAAAAGGATTAACTACACAAGCAGCTATTGAAAAAGAAATTGATGAACCAGAAATACTTACTCGTAAGCGTTTCAATGAAATTGTAAATTTACCAGCTCCCTCTGGTGAGGTAGTACCAATTGCAGTTTATCGTTTTCAGGATATGACTGGCCAGCGTAAACCTAATAACAACTACGCTAGTTTAAGTTCGGCAGTTACACAAGGTTCAGATGTTTTCGTTATCAAGGCATTACAAGACGCTGGCAAGGGTAAGTGGTTTCAGCCAGTTGAGCGTGTTGGGTTAGAGAATTTAGTCAAGGAACGTCAGCTTATACGTTCACAGAGAGAAACTTATGAGAAGGATCAAGCAAAGCCACTTGTTCCTCTTATTGTAGCAGGGATTATGATAGATGGTGGAATTGTCGGATACGATAGTAACATTGGGACTGGTGGTGTTGGTGCAAGGTTTTTGGGTGTGGGCGCTGATCAGCAATATCGCAAAGACGAAGTAACAGTTATGCTTCGTCTCATTTCGGTTAATACTGGTGAGATATTGCTTTCGACTGGTGCGTCTAAAACTATCTACAGTTCTGGTATCAATACAAACATTATGAAGTTTGTTGATGCTGGTACTAAATCGTTTGAGTTCGAGGCAGGTTCATCTATTAACGAACCTACTACATATGCTGTAAGAGTTGCTATTGAGGCAGCAATTGTTGATATGATCAAGGAAGGCGTTAATAAGAAACTCTGGGCTTATAAGAAGGAAAAGAAAAAATGAAAACACTAACAAGAATGATTGCGTTTTTGTCATTCTTTGTTATGATTCAGTATGCATATGCGGCAGGTAATAAAATATACGTTGACCAAATTGGTGATGGTTCAAATATAACTATGACGCAAACTGGAAGTGATAACGGTATTGGTTCTACATCAACCCGTAGTTCGTTTAATGGCAATAACTTAACAGTAACAGTATCTCAAATAGGCAATCAAAACAACCAACTAATCAATGTAGTTGGTGATGGCGTAACTTTGAACTCAATTATCACTGGTAATACAAACCAGGTCGATATTGATTGTACAACATGTACAGCATCTAGTATAACCAGTACAGTAACTGGTAGTAGTAATTTGGTAACGATAACCAATGATGGTTTGAATAATACAGCTTTAACAATTGACTCTGATAATAACACTGTCACATTAACTAATAACTCATCAAATGTTGCTGGCGTAAATAACGTCATCAATATTTCTGGTGGTAATGGTAATCAGTTAATTCTTGATCAAACAGGAGTTGCTGGTACACTTGGTCATAAGGTTGATTTGGCAGTAACTGGTGCGCTTAATAATGTTCAAATAGGACAAGGCGGATCAGTTGATTCAATCGTTAATAGTACGATTACTGGCTCTAGCAACACTCTTATTATTAAGTCTAACCACCAGTAATGGTGAAGTAGGCAAGGTCACAGAGCAATCTGGACCTACTGAAATACGCAGAGACAAAAACTCAGTAGCTAGCTCTATCTCATCTGAGGTGGAGATGAATGACATCATAACTACGGCTAACAGTAAAACTGGTATTACATTTAAAGATGACACAAAAGTACAGATAACAGAGCAGTCAAAACTTGTTATTGACACGTTTGTTTATGATGGTGAAAAGAAAACAGGTAAGCTTGCTATCAAGATGGCTCTTGGTACTATTAAATATGCAAGTGGTCAGATAGCTAAGAATGACCCACAGCAAGTTGTGGTAGAAACACCAACAGCAACAATTGGTGTAAGAGGAACAGATTTTTCGGGGACTGTAGATGAAACTGGACGTTCAACAATCATATTGCTTCCATCATGCCCAGTGGGTTGGAAAAATATTGAAAGAGATTGTGTTACTGGCAACATTAGTGTCACTACTATTATGGGGACTGTCTGGTTAACTAAACCATTCGAAGCAGTTGTTGTTAATACTGTAATAGCACAACCTAAGTCAGCTATATTGAATCTCAGTTTAGATCAGATTAATAATATGCTGATCGTTACGCCTCCTAAAGAAGTTAGAGAAGAGCGTACAAGAGATAAAAGTAAAGCTTTCAATTTTCTTGATGAAAATGCTCTTGATAAAGATCTGTTAAAATTTGATGGTTTAGATAACAATGCATTAGATAAACCAACTGGTTTAGAAAGAAACTATCTAGATTCAGATTTCTTACTTAACTATCTAGATATTCAAAACAGTCAAATGTTGAGTAATGAGTTAGACCAGTTCAATGGGCTTCTACCTAAATACGATAAGTCGACTGGGTTAAAATATACTGTTGATGATACTACATTAACATTGTATAGAGAAACATTTTCTAGCTATTTTGAATTAAGAGTTGATACTACAAGAAGTTTAACGTTAAATATTAATCAAGATAATCTAGCAATTAAACAGATAGTAAATAGTTCTGGATCAACAACAATAACAATTAACCAGAGTAACTGATATGTCATTACTTCGTATAGCAATATTATCGTTTTTCGTTAATTTGAGCTGTTATGCTAATGCTCAAACCGTAAACAATGCAACCGTGAATATACAAGGAGCAAATCAAAGTGTATCTATTACTCAGTCTGGTGCTGGTCATTCTGCTAATCTTAACTTTATTGGCGATAGCATCAATGCAATTATCTCTCAAACTGGAAACACACCTCAGTCGTTTAGCCTTTCTGTTACTTGTGGTTACAGTTGTCCTGTCTCCCCTTATATTGTTAATCAGTACTAGCGATGGAAAAGATAGGCTTATACCTCACAAGCACATGGGCAGCTGCTATCAGCGTTATTCTCCTGTTGACGTTGTATGTGGCCAATCCCAGTACTATTCAAAAGCTACAATTGAATACGTTCGACCACTTCATAACTTCTCTGGAGAAGAAACAATCAGAAGAAATTGTAATTGTTAACTTTGGTGAGAAGTCAGTAAAGCAATTTGGTCAATGGCCATTTGACCGCAGAGATATTGCTAAGACAATTGATAAGTTGAAAGAACATGAAGCAGCTGTAATTGTTGCTCCTATACTATTTTCTGAAAAGGACAGAGCAGGTGGTGACGATGAACTGGCAAAAACTCTTGAAGGTGTTATCGTTGCTCAACAGCCCACTACTCAAAATATTCCACCTGATTCTGTACGTCGCGGGTTTGCTGCAATCGGTCCTGTTGATCCTAGCAGCTATGTCTATCGTTGGCCTGGTGGATTACGTCCTATTAGTAAGTTGGCAGAATCTGCTTCGGGCGTCGGCGTTCTCGCCACTATCCCTGAACTCGATGGTGTTGTTCGCCGTGTCCCTCTACTTGTTAATATTGCAGGGGGCTTGTATCCTTCTCTTCCCTTGGAAACACTACGTGTCGCTGCTGGGGATCCTTCCTATCAAATTAAAACAGGCGACTCTGGTCCTGAGTTTGTTCGTATCCCTGCGTATCCGCCAATTGCTACTGATGAACGAGGTAGAGTTTGGACGACTTGGAATACTAAGTTTGAACAGGTGGAAGCAACCGAAATTGATGATCGTGTCAAGGGCAAGGTAGTAGTTCTTGGCTTGACTATTGAAGGTGTTGGGGGTATAATAGCAACGCCAGTTGGCGAAAAGTGGGCGCACGAAATACAGGCTGCTACACTTCAAACTCTTATAGATGGAACTTCTATTACTCGCCTATCCGTAGCAAGGCTATTAGAAGGAATACTGATACTAGGAACGCTGCTCCTATTTCTGTATACAGTCCCAAAACTGTCTGTAAAGACGTCAGTTCCATTTTATGCTCTTTTCGTTGGGAGTATATCTTATGGCTCATATTATTTATTCCAAACACAGCTCCAGTTATGGGATCCAAGTTATCTGATATTATCAGGATCAATACTGTTTTCTCACCTAATATTCAATAACTTTGCTCGTGAGTTTAGATTAAAGCAACAAATCAAGAAGCAATTTGGAACTTATCTTTCTCCTGCGCTTGTTGAGAAACTGCAAAAGAATCCAGAACTATTAAGATTAGGAGGAGAAACTCGTGAGCTATCTATTATGTTTACTGACGTTAGGGGTTTCACGACTATTTCTGAACATTATGGTAGTGATGTACAAGGTCTTACGCAAATAATGAATCGCTATATGACAGCGATGACTGCGAAGATTATTCAAAACGAAGGTACATTAGACAAATATATCGGTGATGCTCAGATGGCGTTTTGGAATGCACCACTAGATGATGAAATGCACGCTAGACACGCAGTTAAAACAGCATTGGAGATGTTAGGTGACTTGGAACGATTCAACAAAGAAATTGCTGAAGAGGGTGTTCCTGCTTTTGGCATGGGTCTTGGTATCAACACAGGTTCTGTTGTTGTCGGAAACATGGGATCAGCCCAGCGTTTTGATTACACTTGCTTGGGTGACACTGTTAACCTTGCATCTCGTCTTGAAGGACAATCAAAACCATACCATGTGAAGATGGTTATAGGACCACAAACATATGAGTATGTTAAGGATGAATATCTATGTCTAGAGCTTGATTGTCTTGCTGTTAAAGGTAAAACAAAAGGCGTTAACATATACACTATCGTAAACAAGAATGGACTCAACATAGCCGCATCTCGCTCTCACGCAGAATTTTTAATGCATTATCGTGAACAAAATTGGGATAAAGCTCTTGAATATATACCGTACATTGAACAAGCATTCGAAGGCGATATGATAGAATACTATGAAATGATGAAAGAGAGAGTAGAGGACTATAAGAAGAATCCTCTATCAAAGGATTGGGATGGCGTATACAGGACAAACTCAAAATGATTTCATTTATAATTCCATGTTATAACGAAGAAAAACATATTAAAGAATGTATTCGTTCTATACGTAAAAACGTATGGTATGTTCCTTATGAAATTATTGTTGTTGACAATAACTGCACTGATAGAACAGCTGAAATTGCTGAGTTAGAACTTGCTAAAGTTGTTAAGGAACCACGCAAAGGTGTAGTGTATGCAAGACAAGCTGGTTATGAAGCTGCTACCGGACGACTGATTGCAAACATTGATGCTGATTCACAGATAACTGATGGTTGGGTTTGGGAAGCATTGAGTTGCCTATCAAATGACCATGTTGTTGCTGTAACTGGACCTCTTGAATATAATGGTGCTAGTTTTAAGCTTCGTATGCTAACGAAGTTCTATTACTTCCTCGCTAAAATCAGCAACGATTATATCGGTGTGTTCCTTCAAGGAGGAAACGCTATGATTAAAAAGAAAGCACTAGATGACGTTGGTGGATATGATCTATCCATTGCTTTCTATGGCGAAGACACAATGACTGCAAAGCGTATTCAGCATCTCGGTAAGATTGTGTTCAATATGTACATGGTCACCACAACTTCCCCAAGAAGAATTGAAGAGCAAGGTTTAATTAAAACAACCTGGCTTTATATGACTAATTATTTTTCTGTGACGTTCAAAGGCAAATCTACAACGAACGATTACAAGGATTTTAGATGAAGTCATACAAAACAGTATTCATATCAGATATTCATTTGGGCACAAAAATGAGCAGTGCTGATAAGCTGCTTGAATTTATGAAAACATTTGAATGTGAAAAAATATATCTGGTTGGTGATATTGTTGATTGTTGGGCTATGTCAAAGAAAACTATATGGTCTCAATTTCATAATGACGTGATTCAAAAGCTGCTTCGTAGAGCCAGAAAAGGTACTGAAATTGTTTATATACCCGGAAACCACGATGATGTTATGCGCAACTATTGTGATAACGAATTTGGTCATATTATTATGGTTAGGGAAGCCATACATGTGGGAGTCGATGGCAGGATATATCTTGTTACTCATGGTGATCAGTTTGATGTTGTAATTCGAAATGCTGAATGGCTTTCTCATCTTGGCTCATGGGCATATGATCTTAGTATCGACATGAGTCTTTTCATTAATAAAATTAGAACAGTATTTGGTATGAAATACTGGTCACTGTCTGCTTACCTTAAAGGCACAGTAAAAGAATCGGTTAACTTCATTGGCAACTATGAAGAAACGCTATGCAACTATGTCAAAGGTAAAAAGCTAGATGGTATCATTTGCGGTCATATTCACCATGCTAATATTCGTGATATTGGCGGCATTAGATATATGAATTGTGGCGATTGGGTAGAGTCATGTACCGCCTTGGTAGAAAACAATGACGGTACATTTGAAATAATCAATTGGAAATAAACTATTTGTGTTTGGCTGCTAACTCTTCGGCAGCTTTGACTTGTTTATCAGCAGCCTCTAATTCACGTCTCTGTGCTTTAGCGGCTGTTTCTACGTCATGGAGATGACGCTCTGATTCAATCTCTTTACCACGTAGCTGTAAAACAATATTAATTTTTTGATTCAAACGGATTAAATCATTGTCTAACATGCGAATACGATCTATAAGTGCTATAAGTACAGTACTGGCTTCGCTTGTAACGGGTTTGATTTCTTTAGTTGCCCATGTCCAAACATAATAAATCATATAACCCATACCGCCAGCGGCAACAATAGGAAACCCGTACTTATTGATTAATTCTGCAATTCCACCCATTTATCAATCCCTTCTTGCGTCGTTTTTACCATCGGCGCGAGCGATACGATCTGTATCAGGTTTCACACCAAGTGCATTCGAAACCAATGTATCAATTCTGATAACATCATGATTCATTGTTTTAACTCTATTATCCAAGGCAGTGATAATGCCCGACAAACCTTTGACAGAGCTCATAACACCAGCCAGAATAAACTTCATAGTAAGAAACACAAAATAACCACCAGCACATGCTGCAGCAATTGGAAATCCTACTTCTGCGACTAATTTAAACCATTGATCCATGTAGCACCTTTTCAGTTGACTAATTAATAAAAATATAGTATATTTAGATACAAGGAGAATTTAGCAAATGATGGCCAGTATTCAAGTAACAAAAAGAAACGGTAGAAAAGAACCCCTTGATCTAAACAAATTCCATAAAGTTGTGGCTTGGGCTTGCGAAGGTATCAACTCTGTTTCCGAATCAGAGATTGAGCTCAAGTCGCATATCCAGTTTTACAATGGTATCAAAACAACAGACATTCAAGAAACTCTGATCAAAGCAGCAGCTGACCTAATTAGCGAAGAATCTCCTGGTTACCAGTATGTTGCTGGTCGTCTTATCAACTATCATCTAAGGAAACAGGTTTATGGAGACTACAACGTTCCTCATCTTTCTGATCATATTGGGCGTGTTATTGACGCTGGATACTATGACCGTGATATTAAAGAATATTATTCTGATTCTGAGCTTAACACTCTTAATTCATATCTCGATCACAAACGGGACTTTTCAATCGCTTATGTTGGCATGGAACAGTTTCGTGGCAAATATTTGATCAAGAATAGAGCAACTGGCTATATATATGAAACACCACAGTTTTGTTATATGCTAATTGCGATGGTGTTGTTTAGAAATTATCCCAAAGAAACCCGCTTGAAGTGGGTAAAGGATCTCTATGACGCAACATCTACTTTTGAAATTTCATTGCCGACTCCTATTATGGCAGGTCTCCGCTCGCCTCAGAAGCAATTCTCTTCGTGCGTCCTTATCGAGACAGATGACAGCCTTGATTCCATCAATGCTTCAGCTTCCGCAATTGTTAAGTACGTTTCTCAAAAAGCTGGTATTGGTATTAATGCTGGTCGTATTCGTGCTCTCGGCTCTCCTATTCGCGCAGGTGATACTACGCATACTGGAGTGGTGCCTTTCTTCAAGCACTTCCAAAGTGCGGTTAAGAGTTGCTCACAGGGAGGTGTCCGTGGCGGTGCAGCAACTTTATACTACCCTATCTGGCATTTGGAAGTCGAAGACCTCCTGGTATTAAAGAACAACAAAGGTACAGAAGATAATCGTATCCGTGGTTTGGATTATGGTGTCCAATTTAATAAGGTGATGTATGAAAGACTACTTTGTGGAGGTAACATCAGTTTGTTTTCGCCCAATGACGTTCCTGCTCTTTATGATGCTTTCTTTGTGGACGTGGATAAGTTTCGAACTCTTTACTTGGCAGCAGAAGCAGATCCAACAATCAGAAGAAAGTCAATTCCAGCAGTTGAACTCTTTTCAGCTTTCATGCAAGAGCGCAAAGACACAGGGCGAATTTACCTGCAAAATGTCGACCACGCAAACGACCATGGATCATTCATCAAAGAACTAGCTCCTATCCATCAGTCTAATCTTTGCTGCGAGATTGATCTTCCTACCAAGCCACTAAATGATATTAATGATCCCGATGGTGAAATTTCTCTTTGTACATTAGCTGCTATCAACTGGGGTAAAATCCGTGAACCTTCTGATTTCGAGCGTCCTTGCACTCTTGCTGTACGTGCCCTTGATGAGTTGCTTGATTATCAAGAGTATCCAGTGGTGGCAGCGAAAAACTCTACGATGGCAAGACGCCCTCTGGGCGTTGGTATTATTAATTTGGCTTATTGGCTTGCTAGAAATGACCTTGGTTACCAAGATATCGATCACGATGGATTGGCCAAACTACATACTTTTGCGGAGGCTTGGTCTTATTATCTAATCAAAGCATCAGTTGATCTAGCAGAGGAGAAGGGTGCCTGTGAAAAGAGTAATGAAACAAAATATAGTCAAGGTGCGTTCCCCATACACACCTACAAGAGAGAACTGGACGAAATCGTATCGCCGACGTATCGGATGGACTGGGTTTCATTGGGCGATAAAGTTCAGCGTGTCGGCATCCGCAACTCAACTCTTATGGCTCTCATGCCATCAGAAACATCAGCACAGATTAGCAACGCAACGAATGGTATCGAGCCACCAAGGTCGCTTGTCTCTGTTAAACAGTCTAAGGACGGTGTGCTCAAACAAGTGGTTCCTGAAGTCCGCAAGCTTAAGAAGAAGTATGACCTACTTTGGGACCAGCAATCCCCCGAAGGTTATCTCAAAATCTGTGCCGTACTACAGAAGTTCATCGATCAAGGAATATCCGTTAACACCTCGTACAATCCAAAGTTCTACGAAGATGAAAAGATACCGATGAGTGATATGATTGGGCATCTGTTGATGTTCTATAAGTATGGTGGAAAACAATTATATTATTTCAACACCAATGATGGTGCTGGTGAATATGAAGAAGCACCTTTGGCAGCTGGCGTAGATAACGAAGAGGATTGTGAGTCGTGCAAAATATGATGAAACAATATGCTGGAA